GTAAAATCATCAGAATTCATCCAAAAACTTATACTAAAGTCATTGTACGTAGTTAATCCACTTGTAAGTATTTTAGACCTATTACTTGCTGCAATTCCATTAAAATCTACACCTTGTTCGAAGTTACTGCTTAAAGCATCCTCATCTAACTCATATAAAGCAACACCTGAACCATCATCAAAGAAATCCGTAACTGAATTTTCAGCATCTCCATATTCTTCGTCTGCTAATTGTTCTACTTGTGTTGAATTTAGTTCGGTGTTAAATATTCTGACTTGGTCTACTTTTCCATCAAAGTAACCCCACCCACCTACGCTTGAAAATCCAATTCTAAAAGGATTAGAACTATTATTACTTGTTGCTCCTGAATATGTAATTGGACTTCCATTGTTATTAGTATAACAAGTGTAATTACCACTACCGTCGTGAGTCAATACAATATGCGACCAAGAACCTAATGTTAGTGATGGTGTCATATCTTGTGCAGTTCCGCCCGATATAGATAAAAATAGTTTATTCGAACCACTTCCCAATAAAGAAACTCCCGCATAAGGACTACCTGCTTGCTGATGACCTATTAAGTAATCAAGGGTTGAAATTGTGTTTGGATTAATCCACAAGGAATAAGTAAAAGCAGAAGATGTATCTAATATATTATCTGCCGAAATATAACTACTACTCCCATTAAAAGAAGCACCCTTTCTAATATACCCTGTTATCTTCTGTGTACCTCCGTTTCCTGTATAGGTTACGGTCTCGAAGTTCTGAAAAGCGTCGAATGCTGCTGCTGCAGGTGCAGATGGTGTGGAAGCTACTATACCTCCTGTTGTAAAGAATTTTTTATTAAATCCCATTTAGTCAAGATTTGGTAAAGAATAAGAAACTACTGCTGCTTTAGTTGTTTTAGCATTAATCTCCGCTTCTTTAGTTCCACATTCAGTTCTTAAAGCTGCTCTATCATCTAATATAGATTGAGGCGTAGCTGTGCCACCTTCTGATGCTCTAATAATGTACCAATCTGTTTCTGCTAATTTTCTATTGTATATAGATTTTAAGTTTGCAATCTTTGACTCTTTAAGTTCAGCTACTGTTTGTGTCCAAGTTTTATTAATTACAGGGTAAGTGAAAGTACTACTATCTGCATCCCACTCAAGGTCTCCTAACTTTTGAATTGCTGAATCGTAGCTAGGAGTAACTACGTCGTAAAATCCTGCAGCCTCCCAATCGGAAGAAGATAATAAGTTAAAACCAGTAATTACATTACCCCATGCCTTAGGAATGGTAGTGTATCTTTTTATTGATCCGTCTATTTGTATTGCTTTCATATCTTATTTTTATACTGAAGTTCCTGATGCGTAAGAGGCTACTGCCCAAGTTAAAATAGCGTCCGCGTCTGTATCGTCTACGCAAAGCACTTGTAAAATATTAGTAGCTGCCGTATCTAAACTAGTACTACCTACTTTATTAATAGCTACTGTAGTAAATGTACTAGCGGATAAAGTAATTACCGCACTAGATAAACTACCAGAAAGAATAATATCTATTACTTGGCCCGTTTTAAGGTTTTGTATATCTAAAGTCGCAGTACCTAAAGCTCCCGTTAAATTAAATGCCGCGTAAGAAGAAGCATCTAAAGCAATAGTTCCTGTAGTAGTAGCTATATCTTGTATCTCTGTATATCTACCTTCTAGTTTAGCATGAGTAATTTGGTCGTCTGCTATATGCGCAGTATCTATAGATCCGTCTACATAATGCTCGCTATCGATACTATCGTCTGCTATTTTAGTACCGTCTACCGCGTCTGCAGCTAGTTGTAAAGTATCTACTCCTCCTTCTGCTATTTGGATATCGTCTGCGTTAACTGTTATACCAGTTCCCGCTCCTACTGCTAGGGAAGCATCTCCAGAAGTAGCGTCTCCCGTAAGACCGTCTCCAGCTACGATACCAGTTATATCTCCGTCGTATTGTTGCACCCATGTAAAACCACTAGAAGCACTATCGTAACTTAAAACGTAGTTATCTACTGCAGCGTTAGTAGCGTCTAAATGGGCTTCTGTAATAGCGTCGTCTGCTATCCTTGCAGTCGTTACGAAATCGTCTGCGTAGATCTCGTTAAAGTTATCATTGGTTTTATCGAAAGCGACTCTAAGGGCATCTCCCGTCCCGTCGTTTGCCGAAGTTCCAATATCTATAGGTTGTTTAGCCATTTTATATTATTTTAAAATTGTGTTTGATCTGCCGTATATATATTATTATCTGCCGTTACTGCCGAAGTAGATACATCAAAAGTACTACCGTCGAAATTAAAAGGGTAAATATAACCCCAATAGTTAGCCTCGTTTACGTTACCCGCATGAACGATCTCATAGGTTTTACCCCATCCTATATCATTTCTACCGTACCAATCTGTAATAGGTCTTGCTGCCATATTTTAAACGAAACAATTAGGCTGACTACTAATATGAAGAGTTGACTCATTCGACACATCGCCGAACCAAGTACTACAATAAATCTCTCCCCAGTTAATAGCGTTAGCCATATTATACTAATAATTTTTTTACCAATTTGTTATCTAGGTTTTTAATATAGTTTTCTAACTTGACTATATTTTTTTCCTTTGGTTTATATTTTACTTTTCTTTCTCTCAAATAATCCATCCGCCGAACAAATCCTTATCGGGATATACATCCTCGTTAGTATTACTATAGTATTCTGGAAACTTAGAAGGAGCGTTAAAAGTTAGATAGTCTACTAGTCTATCTGTATAGTATTGCGCCGTATTTCTTTCTTTTTCTATTAAGTAATCTATTTCTTCTTTACTTACGCTATCCGAGTTCTCGCTAGTATGTTTAAATACTCCTTTATTAGCTATAGTATAATTACTAAAAGGTAAATATTCTACCATAGTCCAATGTAGAAGGGCGGGCTTAATTTCGTTATTAACTAAGCTTAAATAATCTCCGCTTAAACTACTAGCTACTATATCTGCTTTTATTTTATTTATTAGGTCGCTTCCTAGATAGTTTTCTATATGCTTATCCTGCGCTATCTTAACGTACTGTATAAAATGATCCGTATCTATATTACCATTCATGGAGGTAAACTTAACTACGTCTTTTCTTGATATTAATAATGCCTCTGCCATAATTATCTAGGGTTTTTATATCCTTTGTTTGGGGTATCTATTGGTCGCGTAGAAACTAAGTTAGGTTCTTCCGCAGAGGTAGGATCTTTAATCCCTTCTTCTTTTCTCTTACTCTTATAAGCTCTCTGAGCCTTTGGGCTATTAGGATCTGGTTTTACTCCGTCCTTAAATATATACGTTTTACGAAGCCAGTAATGCTTACAGTTAGCTCCTCCTTTGTGTAAAAATAAATTATAAGAGTTCTCTCCTCTAGCAGCTAATTCACTATTAGCAGTACTATTTTTATTTAAGTCCTCTTTTCTATAAATTCTTTTAGCTCTTACCATTTTACGACAAAACTCTCTAGAGTTACCGCTAACGATTAAAGGAGCGTACTGGTATCTAACTAAATATCTTTTACCAGTCTCAGTCTCTCCGTCTAATTCACTATTTGCAGTCGCTCTATTTGGTGCTACGGAAGCTAAGCTTAGCATTTTATCTAAGGCCTCTTCCTGCTCGTAATCTACCGCTCTTTCGTCGAAAAGCTCCCAGCCCTGCTCTAATAGCTCCTCCTCACTTTCGCCTAATCCTTCTAGGCTATCTAATAGCTCTTCGTCCGTTGGCTCTTCTTTACTAAGCTTTACTCCCGTTTCTTCTTCTCTAGCTTCGTCTGTAATAGCGTTATCTGTTTCGATAAACTCTAAAGGCTGAAGCGTTTTAAAATATAATTTAAGACTAATTCCGTTTACTGCTAGAATTTGATCTATAGCGTCTATAATTAAGTCTTGGTAAGGTCTTATAGTTACGTTTTGGAATAACAAAGAAGCCGTTTTAATTTCGTCTGCGTTATTACCTAAACCGTTATTACCGTCTCTAATTCCTAAAAGTAAAGGAGAGGTAACTCTATGGCCTACCATTAATTTAGTAGCGCATTCGTTAGCTAAATATTCGTAATGAGCTGGAGCGTTATCTAAAGGAATATCGTCTATAGTAGTTTTTTGCTCTGCGTTATTATTAAAAGCTACTATTACTTTTTCTCCTCTAGACCCCGTAAGTTTATGCATTACGTCGTTCTTTATTTGTAGCTGCTTTTCCCTATCTGGGATTCCTGCGTTAAAATTTATTACTTTGGTTCCCGAAAAAGCATTTTGTACGTCGTTAATAAGGTAATCCGCCACTTCGCTCTCTAGCTCAGCATACGCTAGGCTTCCCGCGTAATCTACGGGGCAGTAATAATCGTAACCAGAAACGTACTTTTTAATAATCTTAATCTCTGGCTCTATTCCGTTACCCATGCCAAAAGCTGCTATCCTTTCTGGATTATCATTACTTTTTACTTTAGCCCAGTTAGGCGAATAGTAATAAGCTTCTATATCTCCGTCTTTATTATATTTTTCAGCTCTTAGAGTTTGTCTCGGAAAATGCTCCGCTCTAAATACTTTACCGTCCTTATATAAGACTTGAAAGGAAGCCTCTCCTAAGAGTTTTAAGTCTAGAGATATCTTCTTAAGACAATCGTTTTTAAAAATAGATCTAAGAGCAGCGTATTCGTCTGTCTTAGTAGAACTATCTAAAGCGTCTAGGCCTTTACCGTAAATTAAGTTACTTATCCCGTTTATAATAGCGTTATTAGTAGTACTATTAGTATATAAGTCTATAAGATACTGGTAGTAATTGTTATCGGATCCATACGCGACCCAGTCCTTTTTTTTATCCTCTTTGACCTTAGGCCTATTATAAGAAGAAAGGTTTACTATATGTAAGTTATCCATTATATTAATATAAATTCGTTATCGTCGCTATTTACTGTATAAGCGTTATTATTTATAGAATAAGTGCTTACTGTTTGATTAGTGCAGAATATTTTATCTCTAAATATTACTTCACTACTAGCAGTAATTTCTATAGTATAGTAAGTATCTTCTTTTAGAGTAAAGGTATCGCTATGCTGGTAGTAGTAATCTACCTCAGTAAAAGAAGTTGCCGTAGAAGAGTATACTTCTTTATTAGTAGTCTCGTTAGTTATTTTTATAGTATAAGTTACTCCGTCCGTATAAGATCTAGGAATAAAACTAAAAGTTTGACTACTTGCTGACTCTTGTAATATTATCATACTTATATAATAAAAAAAAGTCTAATTTGTTATAATAAAAAAAGGGTAGCATTTCTACTACCCCTCTTTATTTAGTAAAGTTACTAATTAACTATTAGTCCCTTCCGTAACCGTTACCGTAGCTGAAGCCATTCCAGCGTAAGGATCTGCAGCCGATGGGCTATCGATAAAGTTAGCTGGCTCTCTTTCTTGAGCAGTTAACGTTAAAGTATATCCGCTAAGGTCTCCCATACTAGCCCCGCTTACTATGCTTCCGCCAGAAACGTCCGCTCCATGCTCTAAGCCCATTAAAAAAACGTTACCGTTATAATCTTCTACCGCTACATGAGGTCTCCCATACGCTAGAAGTTTTAGCTCTTTGTTATCTTCCTTAGAAAGTTTTTTAAGAGTAAGGTTTAGAGTTTGCTCGTAGAATACAGTACCATTCTCTCTAGAAGCGGTTACTGCCTGCTCAAAGCTACTACTACCTTTTAATTCATATTTAAAAGCCGTAAAAGTCCCGTCTAAGTCTGTAATTTCGTCGTCTGTTTTAGTTACGGTTCCTAGATCTCCAAAATCCGTAAAATAAATAGCTTTCAGACCGCCTACTACGTCCTTACATGGTTCTTTTCGACCTCTTGTTAAATCGCATGCCATATCTTTTATATATTAAAAAAGGGTAGGCAGGCTCTTTGGCTTACCTACCCCTTTAAGTTAAACTATTCTAATTCTTAGTTAGCAGAGTTAGTAATACCGTAAGTAGTTATATCTTCTACTACGCCATACTGAATTCCTGCGGTAAATCGCATTACGACTCTAACGTTATCTGAACCGTCTAGGTCGCTCATATCTAATACTTTTACTTCGTTGTGATCTGCTAAAAGACCAGTACCAAAGAATAAGTTAGATTTCTCAGCCGCAATAGCAGTATTATCTCCTAATCCGTTAGCTACGAAGATTTTTACTCCGTCGAAAGTAAGAGATCCGTTATTCCACCATTGAGTTCCCATCGCGTTAGTACCCGCAGCACCTAGTCCAGAAGAACCAAATCCTCCTAAAGCTCTGACGTATGCTCTAGCAATATTTTGAGAAACGTATACGTTAAGATCTTCAGCACCGTAAAGAGCAGAAGGAATAGCGTCTACAATTTTACCCATCTCAGTAATTACGTTAGAAGCAGTTACTGTAGTACCCGCTACTTCTTGAGCCGCTGGTAAATCTGCGTCTAAAGCTAAAGTAGTAGATAATCCGTCGAACTGTCCATTAGTAGAAGTATCTCCGCTCCAAATAGAGTTCTCAGTTCT